CTACGATTGCCGCAACGTTATCTATAGTTGCGTTTATGGTATTCGTGAGGTCCCTTTCTAGGACGACAACACCTGGTGAAACTTGCGTGGATGCCATCTGGTTATACTCCTGAAGTCAATTACTGGGATGCTATGATTATTTATCAATAGCATACTTTCCACTGGGGAAGCCCAGCGTGAACTACCAGTCAGGGTATAGTTCTTCTCTTTTTATTTCTTTATTCCTAGACCTCATTACCCTTTTAACTGTACATACCTTACACTCGTATGCATAAGCAGAAGGAAACGGTCCTCTATCCTTATGTGTCATATAAAAATCTGCCAGTAGATTCTTATTCTGACCACAGGTTCTACATGTCCTATCAACTAGCAGTAAATGTTCTAACTCTAACTGCTCTCCTATATTTTTATATGCTTCCATCATATAATTTCACTCAAATAACATAAACTCAATAGTTTTATTCCATTATCTTCCATTAATTGTTTTGCACCACCTTCTCTATCAAGCACACTAACAACAGTATCTACTACAAAATCATTATCACGTAGTACATTTACTGCTTTCAGAGCAGATTCTCCAGTTGTAGATACATCTTCTAGTACTGTTACCTTAGTACCTAATGGTGGTAATGGTCCTTCTATCTGGGACTGGGTACCATGTCCCTTTGGTTCCTTACGTATAATTAAACCAGCGAATCCACCCTTCATAGCAACACCACTGACCAAAGGATCAGCACCTAGGGTTAGTCCTGCTACACAATGAGTATCAATTAATTCTAATATCATCTCAGATATTAGACCCAATCCTGTACCTGTCAGGATAATAGGTTTCATATTAACATAGTGTTGGGTAGTTTGCCCTGAGGATAAGGTAAACTCTCCATGTTTATATGCATATTTTCTTACGTAGTCTACCAATGTAGTCTTTTTTATACCACGTAAAAAAGGAGACTTACTCTCCTCTAATAATTCTGCTGCCATTCCCCATGAATTAGTCTGATTGTTGCTCATGATAAGTATTCCCACATATAAGAACGGTTTCCATATTCATCCATAACACCACCAGTGTTATCTGTCTGCCACACCTCACCATCTATGACTTCAGTCTCTTCTCCGAGACCATCATCTACAAATCCAAAGGGTGCCATATCCTGTTCGATACCTTCCCTCTGTTCTTTGTACATCCTTGCTCTTACATCAGAGTCGTGGAGCTCTTTAAAATAATCGGAAGTAGCCAACCAGCTGAAAATAACGAGACACATAGCAAGGTCATCATTACAACCTTCCTCTGCCTCCCATGCCTGTCCCTTCTGAATAAATGTCGTAAGTTCCGAGATAATGTCATAGTCCCATAGTAATAATTTATCATCTTCCAACAACTGTTTAAGGTTAGAACAACCTTGTTTCTTAACAGTAGTGGACATCTTCACTCCCAACTGTACTTTAGTACCAGAGAATCCTTGTCCTATAACCTGTCCTGCCCTACCACGCATGGCAGACATAAGAAGGTTATCATACTCAAGATCAAACTGCATGATATCAGCAACTTGTGCACCAATATCATTGACCTCTATCAATACATATGCATGATTATATGCTCTAGCAACTTCCTCAATGATATTAGGGAAGAGCAATGGTTTAACTGTATTATTTCTATATTTTCCTACGAGTTTATAGGGTATAGTTGATGTATCTATAACTACAAATGCAGAATAATCCTTAGTTACACCTCTAGCAACGTCTACAGTTATAGTATACTGATGATCTTTTTCTGGATGCTCATATATTTGCAATCCTTTATTGCTAGTGAGGGGATCTTCATATGTCATTGTTCTCAACTTAGATGCTGAGATCAATGTATCAACAGATCCTAGGAATTCGCATTCGAACTCAACTCGGAACTGTTCCTCTGACGTGTTGGCAATGGTCTGTTCTTTCCACTCAGCATCTCTGCCAGGAACCTGAGACCAATGAACTTCTGTTGTAGTGTATTCGTTCTTACCTCTCTCAGCATCATGCCAGAGTTTGTAGAACATATTCATCCCGTGAGGGGTAGAAATAATAATAACTTTTGTTGATTTACCAGAAGATATAGTAGGATAAACAGAACTAAAGAACTGATCAGCAATATGATTAGGAATGAACGCAAATTCGTCTAAGAATATAACGTTAAATGACATACCTCGAACAGCACTAGCAGAAGTAGAAGCAGCGAGAATTTTAGATCCGTTCTCTAACTCCAAACTTCCTTTGTTCCACCCCACAATACCCTGTTGCATCCACTTGGGTAAGTTTTCATAGGAAAGTTGCAACCTTCCAAGCATCTCCCTAGCAGTTGCTGCCTTGTTTGCCAGTATTGCTACGTTAACATTATCATTAAACAACACATACCATAACAGATATGAGGTAACAACAGTTGACTTACCAGACTGTCGTGGTAATTTTGCTATATTAAATCTATCATCATGAAACTTCTGTACCATATCCTCTTGGAAATCATACAGATCAAATGGTATAAGACCTTTATCTAGTGAAACGATTCTAATATATGTTTTAATAAAATATACAGGATCTTGGCTGCACTTTATAAACTCCTGCACCTGTTTAGGTGTGAAGTTTGTTTCCACGTTAGCCTTCTTGAGGTTCGGATTACCTAGATAAACGTCTTCCTTAACTGCCATTGGCTTCTTTGATTGCCTCTACGATAGTCCTCTTTAATTGCTTCTGTTGTTTCTTACTGATACCAACAGATGCATCTATCTTTACTTTAACCCAGTAAAGACCTATCAATACTAGAAGGAATGGAATAGCATCTGCCCATGAGATTTCATTCCATGCTTCTACAACATTTAATACAGCAAACATTAGTATAATCCTGCCATACTAGATGTTGTTGTACCATGTCCGACTTCTGGTAATGGATCACCTTCTTCAGGTTCCTCTACAAGTGTACCTAAAGATCTACGAATCTCACGTAGTTCCTCGAAATTTTTCTTCTTAGTACCACCATCATATTCCCATGCATACCCTTCAGCAATCATCTGCTCATTTAATGAAACAGTATCATCGCCAATGTAGAGCCAACCAAGAAGCCTGCCATACTTCCCAACCCCACCCACAAGTTCTGTTCTAATAGTGAGTTCATTATCTCCTGCAATAGTGTCTTCTAAAGTTGCTTTCATCCAGTTAGTTGCATCAATCCCTAACGCCTTCTCTTCGAGATCTCTCGTTCTCTTCTCTGGCGTATCAACTCCTGCAATTCTAACTCTTTCTTTCTTGTATAGATCAAAGCCGAGATCAATAGTAACATCAATAGTGTCACCATCAAGCACCTTGTCTATACTCGTCACACGGAAGTTGTAGCAACTCTTCCTGGACGGAGGTGTCATCTTCCCCATTTGGATACCAGTCATCGTACTTAAATATATAGACAAGACAGACTGATACTCCTATAAGTAGTATCACAACCATCCAGATTATTGACCAGACTATCATTATGTTAGTAGAGCGAATTGCCAGTGAAATTATTAAGAGAGCAGAGACATTAGATGGTTTGGAACCTATAAAATGTGACTGCGAACTAATAGAATTTGAGGCAGGGTGGATAAAAAATGAGATGTGGAAGTCTACAGGTCTTAGAAAGATTCATGTAGAGACTTCTGAAGTTAAAGGACTAGATGTACTTCACTGTGTATTCTTCCCAGACTTTGAGTATAATATTCCTATCTTCGGATGCGATATAGTTGCTACTAAAACAGTTATTACTGCTGCTATTGTTGATGTCTCTCCTGTAAGGGGAACTGAAGCAATATACGATAAGATAGTACCAGTCAGTAATTCATACAGGTTTAAAGAAAAAAGACCTCTACCACTATGGGGTGATGAAATATTTTCTCCTTGCTTTAAGTTCGTTAGAATCAGAGATGAAGATGAGGTAGAGGAGTATATTAGAATACTAACAGATTACCTAGACATCTTCTGTGACTGGGTAAAGTCTACCAAAAAGGATGACGACTGGATCCAATCCATGCTAAGGATGGATGATCAGATCCACTACTCCCATCAACAGAGGAAGAATAAGAAGACTATAGCTGCATTATCGAGTTGGTTTAATAAAGAATGGGCGATGGAATACATCTACAACATTCTATTTGATAAACCTACGATACATGGATTACTCCCTTCATTCCAGCACCAGCATGAGGGTCACATTGGAAAAAGTAATCACCAGCTTTCTCAAAAGTAACATCAATAGTGTCACCTTGGACAAACTGTAGGTCATTACTCCCTAGTTCTGGGTTGTCTGCAAACACCACGTTGTGAGGAGGTAGTTCGTTATTCACAAACGTAACTGTCTCACCAACATCGATGTTTAATTCACATGGTTCGAAGACTAACATTCCGTTAGAACCCATCTGTATCTCAGCAGCATATGCTTGAGATGCCAATGCGAATGATAGGAATAGCGATGAGAGCATTATAGTAAGTCTGCTCATCCACCACATTATTTCGTGTTTCATTCTTCCTCCTCCTTCATAGCGTAGTCAATAAAATGAGGATGCCCCTCTAAGTCAGGAACATCCTCTTTACTTTGCTGTATTGCTTCATATGCATTCATTGCATACTCGCAAATTTCATGTCTTATTTGGAGGCTATCATGATAGCCAATGGTATAGTGGGACATGATAATTTCTTTCCCGTAATACCTGAGTATTTATTCCTGGTCTTAGTATAAATTCTCTTCTTGTCCGAGTTCGATAACACAGTCAGAGGTTGGATACGCAACGCATGTTAAAACGAATCCTTGCTCCAGTTGATCGTCATCTAAGAAAGATTGATCTTCTTGATTTACTGTACCTGAAACGATCTTACCAGCACATGTACTACATGCTCCAGCACGACAAGAATAAGGAGCATCAGCACCTTCTTCCTCTGCTCTATCTAAAATATACTCGTCGGATGCACACTCGAAAGTAGTTTCATTTCCTTCGGTGTCTTTTACAGTTACTTGATACGATGCCATTAGGGTAATCCAAAGACCACCTAATATATAGCATATCTATTGCGAAAAAACAACCCCTTATTGAGAACGCAAATCAATTGCAATTACTCTTTTGCTCTCCAGACATCGACTCCACCTGCGGGTGGTCTCTTACGTGCTCTAGCCTGATATCTTCTCTTAATTCTTTGTGCTTTTATTTTCTTTAAACCTTCAGTATCCTTCTTGGTTTTAGCGTCTTGTTTAAACTCAAACTTTTGAGTAGGTCCATCGTAACCTACCTTCTTTTTATCTCTTGGTTTTAAGATAGAAGGAGATTCATTTATCTCGTTTTCCTCACCTTCGTTAAAGAATTGTCTGAGTGATTTCATTTCTTTTTATTGTAATGTTTCCATGCTGTAGCATATGCTATTGACTTTTCCCTATCAGTTAACTTGCCATCTTTAGCATATGATTTTTTTATATGTTTGACCATCCTCTCCGACTTGGGGGAAGGTGGTGCTACTTCCATGAATTGCTGGAAGGTCTTCATGCTGGTGCTTTGTATCCGTTAACTGGATTCATTGCACAATTCTTTTCGTGCTTCTCTATCCATGTCTTTGGTTTCCAATGTCCTTGTGGTGCAGTAAGTCCACAATGTACACAATACCAAACTCCGTATCCATTTTTATCGAGCCTATGCTCAGCCATAATGATATGCTCCTTTGCTTGTCTTTTTGGGTAGTTTACCGCTTCTGACTTTAGTACCAGAAGTTTCTCCCTGTCCTTTAGGATGGGAACCAGGTTTGGACTTACCTATGTTAACTGACTTCCCAGGCTTCTTAGCCTCGGTGTCATGTAAACGTGCTGGTTTGTCCTTATCTTTTGTTATCACGGATTCTTGACCGTGCTTGCGTCCTAGACGACGCATCACCTTCCCAAAACGACGTTTAGACATTTTACCAGGTTTAGAAGTCTGATAGGAAACTTCTGTGCCAGTTTCACCGCTGTCATACTTATACTTGCCCTTACCTTTTGAGTGACCGATCCCATGCTTCTTGAGATCCTTCTCTAGATTTTTTCTAGAGGATCGGTTCTTTTTTTCGGAATCCCCCCTGTCAGCAGAGATATGACCTGTGACTTGAGTTTTGGACTTTTGATATTGTCTGACAGTTTTGTTGCCCTCTTCGATGAATTTAGTGAAGGTCATCTTTTCATTGACATCCTTCTTCTCATCTGTATTCTCGGACTTCTTCTTATTTTTATCTCTAATTACTCTTACTGCTGTCTTAACTAAAGCAGATGCTAGACCTTCATCTAGTTGCTCCTCTTCACTAACGACCTTCTTAACATCCTTAGCAAATTTGACAGTAGCCTTTACCCCAGATTTAACACCTTTGGCAAATTCTTTAGCACGTTTCTCTGGTTCTTTACCTGCTTTACGTGCAGCAACATATCTCTTCTTGAGTTTACCAGTAGCTGCCTTATGCCTTTCGACACCTTTCGAAACGGTGTCCTTAAGTTTACTATAAAGACCCTTCTTCTCTGGTTTCTTAGCAGGTTGCTTTGCCTTCGCTTTAGGCACCGACTTCTCAACCTTCTTTCTAATCTCAACGACCTTTGGCTTAGCCTTGGGTTTTGCTTTAGCTTTTGGTGCTGCTTTCTTTTTAGCAGCAGGTTTCTTGTCGTCATCATGAACGGTATTATCTTCATCACCATAATTCCTCTTAGCAGCTGCAGTCTTAGCATACTCACCTTTACCTGCTGCTTTACGTGCAGCATCACCAGCATCAACCTTTGCCTTTACCTTCTCATATGAAGGTGCTTTAGCAGATGCTTTTCTAGCAGCTCTTTCCTCTTCCAGATATTCTGGAGGTGGATCAAGTATATACTCTACAAAATCTTCTAGACCAACCTCTTCTATAATGAGATCTAATCCTTCTTCATTGATACCTTCTTCATAGAAGTACTCAACAGCAACTTCTATCGCTGCTGCTTCCCACTCTTCTTTCTTTGGTGAGTAGATTGCACCTGGACCATGCTGTGCAATAATTGCTGCCCTGACATTCGCAAGTGCCTTATCTGAAGCCTTCTTCGCCGCCTTCGGATCATACTTCTTAGACGATTTATATGTCGATGGAGAGACATCATCGCCACCAGGAGCACTTCCACCTCGCTCAAGACGACGATCCTTAATTCTATCGTACTCTTCTTCAGAGATAGTCTCACCCTTGGGGTTGTAACCCTGTGCCAAAGCAGCATAAGGAACGGCTTTCCTTTGCTTGACTTTCTTTTTCTCGACTGCTTCATCATGTTTTTTCTTGCCTTTTTTAACAAGAGCGATCACTCCTTCTTGTTCTAATTGTGGCTTATCACCTTTAATTTTCTTATCTCCACGGTTTGATCTATGGAGTGCTCTCCTTAGTTTACCATGACCTGCCTGGTTCCAATTAACACCAAACTTACGAATGTTTCTCTCCTTCTCTTTTGTTTCAGGAGACTTACCAGCATCTACTTTTGCTTCATTAACGTCAGACATACTAGCCTCCAACAATCTGGACTTGTTCGACAACGACACCACCTGAACCAGAACCTGCAGTCAGTAATACAGTTCTTTGTACCAGAGGAATAGTGCCAGCAATTACATCCGCTTCAGATAAAGCGTAGTCAGCAGAAGCACCAGAAGCATCGAGGTCAGTGGTAATAGTAGTAGCAGTAACGGAAGCAGCTTTCTTACCAGCACTACCAGCAGTAACAAATGCTGCTACAAATGCAGTGTCTCCACCATTGGATGTGGTAATAGTGTCATTAGCAGCGAATGTGTGACGACCACCATTTGAGTATCCTTCTATCGTAAGGACTGTAGGGTTAGCATCAGTTGCTGCAGAAATCTTTGCAGTTTTCGGTTTACCTACCGAGATTAGTTCAGGAACACCAGCAGCGAGGGTTATAGCAGGACCTGCCCCAACTTGGATGCTGGATGCAGCAGTTGCTAATACTCTAATTACTCCCGTTTTCACTGTGATATACGCAGTACCCGATGCACTTACGGTTTGCGTATCTAAAACGTTTAATACTGACATTACTAATGCTTCCTATACCTATATGTTATTTATCTTGCTTTTGTTTTAGAAACTTAGCGAGTTCTGCAGTGCTACCAACAAACATAGTGTTGTTTGTAACCTCTGTAGTCTTACTTCCCTTGGGATTTTCTATCTCGTTAACTTTCTTATGCAGATCAGCAAGTTTATCTGCTACATCTCCTACATGTTTAATCAACTGTCCAGCAACTTCATATGCTCTAGGTTGATCTGATTCCTGTGCTAGCTCTAGAATACCATCAACAGCTTCCTGTCCCTTCTCAATAAGGGAGTACAGATTACCACGAGTGTAATCATAATCTTTCTTGAGTTGTTCTGTAGGACCAGTTATGTTAGCAAGTTGTTCTTTCCTAGGGGCACAACCCCCTTCGGGTATAATAGAAGTTTCTACATCGAGAGCCTCTTCTATTGCCTCAAACTTACTCGTCTTGTCCTGTTGTTGGGTTCCTTGACTTGCCATCAGTAAATTCAGCGTATAGTTCATTAAATCCAAAGTCATCACCGACCTCAACCAGTGCATGATCATCAGCATCTATCTTAAGGATATTGCTATTAATAGCATGTCCAGCAATAGTGCTGTTGTTCCATCCACGATTGACGTGCCATGTACTTCCTACTACTCTGGTGACATGCATCACCTCGGTACCAATTTGTATCTCATCTCCAACCACGGCAGCAGAAGAATCAGTAATGGAGATAATACCATCATTGATATCCATTGCAGCAGAAAGAGTTGTGATAGCGTTAGCATCTCTATCAACAAGTGATGCTGGTGTAGCAGTATACCTGACTTCTCTTGGAGCAGTAGCAACTGCCTCTGTAGAGTAATCGACGATTGCCTTCTTGATAACAGCGTCAGTAGACTGAACAGGACCATACAGATATGTCTTAGCAACAAACTGTAAAGTATAGATCAGAGTTCTACGTGTATCATAATCACCTTCATACTGATCATCGTAAGCGACGTTAGTCAGCGTGACAGGATAATCTCTCTTCTCTCCCAGAGAAGGAATCAAGTTCATTGTTATATTAAAACTTGGTTGGAAGAATGGGAGAATTTGCTCAAGAATCTGGAGAGAATCATCCTGATTCTTGGCAAGGATTGCCAACTCAAAAGATACATTATATGGTATTGGCATGAAACCCTTACTAGTTGTACTACCATCAGTCTTTCTTATGTACTGAGTGGGAGAAACCTTTCGGGTTGCATCATATGAGATACCAACTATCTCAAATGAAATTCTTGGTAGTGTGATCTGTACTTGATCTTTAGTAGATAGATCTCCTACTTGACGTAACCTAGCAAGAAACTTTTGCTTAGGACCATAGGCAAGGGGTACTTTCATCACTTCAGTCTTAGCTCCTGAAGTACGACGAAGCTCAATATTATTAAACAGTGTACCGAAACCGACAACTGTCTTTTTGATTATCTCATGATAACTGTACGTACCTAACATTAGATGCTACTCCCCTTGTTTCCAAACTCACCAAAGGGGTTACCTTGGGTGAAATCAATGATTCCATCTGCTTGCGTTTCGAACGTAGCATTGGCATCAAACTCACTATTAACATTATTTATGGTATTGTATGTCGATGTAGTCCATGCAGCACCGCTAGACTGCCCTGTGAGCGTCTCAGGGACGGTAAAGATACCTGTACGGTTATAAACCTGTAATTGGTTATTTCCAGCGTCAAAGGACTTAACTTCAGCAGATACATTAGATGTACCACCAGTGATAGTTTCTCCAACTGTGTATGTACCAGTACCACCTGCAACTAGGTTGACGGTGATAGCATTGGCAAAGTTGGCTTCTATCGCATCTACAGCAGCAACACCTGTATCTATGTCCTCGTCGCTGTATTCGAACAACTCACAGCGTAGTCCCCATACATATTGCTCACCTAATGTATATCT